TCAGAAATAGGAAAAATAAATAATATCCACCCCAGTGTTATTGCGGTGGACGATTTTTATAAAAATCCCGACGAAGTTAGAGAGTACGCTCTTACTCTAAATTTTCAACATAATAAACAGCAGCACAAAGGGCAGCGCACTCGTGAAAGAGTATTCTTTGATGGCACGAAAGAATTTTTTGAAGACACTTTAAAAAAGAAAGTTACTAGCTGGGAAAACCAGCCTCATAACGGGGTTTTTCAATTTTGTACAGCAGAGGATCAACTTGTTTATCATACGGACGCGCAAACTTATGCCGCTGTGGTGTTTTTAACGCCTAACGCGCCAGCAGAATGTGGTACTAGTTTTTTTAAGCACAAAGGCAATGGGCTTAGAAAATATCCTACTCCTAAAGACTGCATGGCTCTTAATAAATCTACAGAAGAACTGTATTGGGACATGTTCCAAGGAAATTTTTACGATAAAACCCCGTGGGAGTTAGTGGATGTGGTGGGTAATGTATATAATAGAATGGCGATATGGGACGCCAAACTTGTTCATGCGGCTACTCAATATTTTGGTAGCGATAAGTTAAACTCTAGATTGTTTCATATGTTTTTCTTTGACGCAGAGTAAGTTTTTTAGTGTAATATTTAACAAATGGCAAGTCCTAAAAAAACTCGTTCTACAAGAAGGAGTATAAAAAAAGAAACGGCTGAACTGATCAATGAATCTTTAGTCGAGAATATGTTCCCAGTTAACCCAATCAAAAGGCAAATTAAATTAAAACAATTTCCTTGGACCCAGAAACAAAAAGACTTTTTTAAACTAGCATTACATCCTGATACTAAAATAGTTTTAGTTAATGGGCCAGCAGGTACTTCAAAAACTTTATTAGCTACATATTGCGCTCTACAGTTGCTTAACATGAAGACGATAAGCGACATTATGTATTTACGTTCGGCTGTAGAATCTTCCGACAGGAGCCTTGGCTATTTACCAGGTTCAGCAGAAGAAAAACTAAGGTTTTTTAATTTACCATTTTTAGATAAATTAGATGAACTCCTTGAATCAACAAGAGTAGAAAAGCTAGAGCAAGAAGGTAGGATTAGCATGTTCCCCGTTAACTTTGCCAGAGGAATGAACTGGCAAAATAAATGTATCATTTTGGACGAGGCTCAAAATTCTACTATAAAAGAAATAACAACAGTCTTAACTAGATTAGGCGAGGGTAGTAAATGCTTTGTATTAGCTGACCCAATGCAAACAGACATTAAACAGGGTGATAAACAGCACGGTTTTGAAAAGATGTTTAACCTTTTCACAGATCAGGAAAGTATTACTCAGGGGATCAATACTTTCGTATTTGATGAGGAAGATGTAATGAGGTCTGAGCTTGTAAAGTATTTGACAAAGAAATTAAAATTAATTTGTTAATTTAAATTTTGAGCTTCTTCTCGTAACTTTTGTCTTATCGCTTTATAACAATCATGAGCTAAACGATTAATATCTCTAGCGTTTTGACTTATCCTATCGTCGGGATGAGAACAGTTTTCTACACTCAGGTCTCCGATTGTTTTGAGCTTTTTTAAAAGATCACCCCGAGTAGGATCGCGTTTTTCCATATAACATTTTACACTAAAAGAAGAGGCATTACACTCTTTTTCATAAAATATTAATTTTTATTTTGTTTTTTTTATTTTTTTACTGTAATATATATATCATGAGTAATTTAAAAATTTACTGCCAATCTTGCGGTTTTGCACATGCGTATACGATGCAAAAACCCAATTTTTGTCAAAAGTGTGGAGAGGCATTGGGCGGGACTATTAAAAATAAAGTAGAGGCATCTTCTTCACTTGAATTAGAAGAGGAAACTTTCACTAATAATTTAACTAAATTAGAATGCGATTTTATGGACTACACTCCCAATACGCAAACATTAGGCTCTATAATCGAGCAGTCTGAAGGAGCACGTAATCCTAATCCAGTTAGTCAAGACGTTAGACCTCGTAATACGTTATCACCAGAAGAAACTCTAGAGGAATTAAGAAGAGAGAGTTCAGCCATTAGACCTAAATCTTCTAATTAAATTGACTCCAGAGGAAAAAAGTTTTGAAGAGTGTATAGATATTATCGATGAAGAAATAAGAAAAAGAAAGTCTAAGTGGAATTTGCAGTCTTTAGCTTGGATGGACTTTGAAGATGTTTCTCAGATAATAAAAATACACATCAATAATAAGTGGCATCTTTATGATATAAAGCAGCCGCTTAGACCTTGGCTTAATAGAATAATATCCAATCAACTTAAAAATCTAATAAGAAATAACTACGGTAATTTTACTAGACCCTGTTTAAAATGCGCGGCGGCTGAAGAGAACGATGGGTGTAAATTATTTAAAAAACAATCTATAGATTGTCCTTTGTATGAGTATTGGAATAAAAATAAAAAAGATGCACAAAATTTAAAAATTCCAGTATCTATGGATTACCATTCAATAGAGGTTAGAAATTTAGCGTACAGTAGTGATAATTTTGAATCTAATAAAAACAAATTACATAAAAAAATGCTCTCTATTTTAAAGCCTTTAGAAAGAACCGTTTACCAGTATATTTACATAGAGCATAAATCAGATGAAGAGGTAGCTAAAATAATGAATTACACAACCTCAGAACAGGGTAGACCACCTGGTTACAAGCATCTCAAAAATATTAAAAAATCTATTGTTGAAAAAGTGAAGAAAATTTTAGAAAAAGGAGATGTAGATATAATATGAGTCAGGATATAATTTTAACAAAAGATCAAAAGGCAACGCTAATTGAAGAGTGGAATAGTAGACCAGCTAATCCCCCTTCTTTATTAGAGTTAATAAATTTAGTTTTTCCAGATAGAAAAGTAGACGGCAGAAGTAAAGAGGGGAAAGCCGTAAAAGCTTTTTTAGCGGAGCAGAGTATCAAAGCTAGAGCGGCTCAAGAATACCAACATAAAGAAATACGACTTAGCGATGAGCAAAAAGAATTTATAGATAATAATTATAAAATGATGACGTTTGTGGAGATAGCGAGAGTTATTTTTGCAAATGAAAAAATTACAAATGTAAATAAAGAAGCAAAGGTAGTAGAGTCTTATATCAAAGAGATAGACCCTTCTCATGATTCATCCGAGGAAATTAACGTTACGCATGACGAATACAAACCGCCTTCTACTTTCAGTTTAGCTTTAACAAAAATTAATAAATATATTTTTGATAAATGGGACAAGGATAAGCTAATAGCGAAAGAAAAAAAGAATGTAGAGGCTCTTTTGGGCTATATGAATACCTATCGCTTTATACATCAAATAAATAACTATAGTGACCTTGCCACTAGAGAACTTTTTGAGTCTAGTTTCGTTAGATATACGTGTGATAAAAATGATTTGACCCAAGAAGAAGTAGACCAATATATCGTATTATCTTCGGAAGTAGTTATAGCGTCTAACATTCAACATCGGGTAGAGCACTTACAAAATCTTTTGGATGATGCCGCTAATGATACAGATGGAAGACGTATTGCTATGTCTTTAGTTGAAGCCATCAATACCGCCCAAAACGAATACCATCAATCTGTTAATAGGCAGCAAAAACTTCTAGAAAGTTTAAAAGAAAAAAGAAGTGATCGCTTAAAAAATCAATTAAAAGAAAATGCTAGTATTTTGAACCTAGTAGAAATGTGGAAATCTGAAGAGTCTCGCGCTAAAATGATTAAACTAGCTGAGATGAGAAAAGAGGCGGTGGCAGAGGAGGTTGAAAAATTAAGCACAATGGATGAACTTAAAGCCAGAATTATGGGAATTTCCGAAGGTGAAGTTTTAAATTAATGATACTGCCAGACAAAAAAATAATTTTTATCCACATACCTCGAACGGGAGGGACAAGTGTGGAAAAATATTTTAATTTTAAAACATCTACAGATTGGAAGATCAAAACTGCTCAACATTTAACCCTAGCAGAATATGATAACCATTATGATTTAGATAAATATTTTAAGTTTACTATAGTGAGAAACCCTTGGGACAGATTAGTTTCGTGGTATCTATGGTCTTATGCTGATGTAATTTATTTTCAATATCTTTCGGAAAACGGTCAATTTTCTTTTACGGGACCATCCGCTCGCGCAAGGGCTTGGAATAAAGGACGACTTTTATTAAGCGATAAAAAAACTAATTTTACTGATCAAAAATTATTCTTAAAATTTAAAACCGCTTTTTCCAGCTTTATAGAAAACTTAGAATCCCAGCCAGAATTAACGAATGACCCCCGTTTTGATAATAATACTAATATAAATAACCGTTTACACGGAAGATGGATAATGCCGCAAGTTAGATGGCTTGAAGTTAATAATAAAATTAAAACTGATTATGTTTGTAAATTTGAAAACTTAAAAAATAATTTTAAGACGGTTCTACGTAAGAATAAGTTAAAAATTAACGAGTTAGAACGTATAGGTAAAATACACAATAAGCCAAATTACAAAAAGTTTTATAACAAAAAAAATCAACAAATAATATCTGAAATTTATAAAGAGGATATTAAAAGATTCAAATATGAGTTTTAAATGTAAAGTGTGCGGTCAGGAGTTTGAAACAGAAAGAAAACTTCATTCCCACCTCAAAAAACATGATTTACGAGTAGCTGCTTATTACCAGCAGTATTACCCGCGCTATGATTTACATGATGGTAAAATTATAAAGTTTAAATCTAAAGATTACTATTTTAATACAGAGTTTAATACACGAACCAATCAGTTAAAATGGTTAGATGGGCTGTCTGATGAAGAAGCGGAAAAGTATCTTAAAAAATTACTTCTAGAAAGAAAAGAAAAAAAAGGATTAATTTACTCCCCCTGTCAGGTAGAATTACGCAGTACTTCAATTCCTTCTGTGATTTCTTATGAGAAAAAAATTGGTGATTATTATAGCTTTTGCAAATCTATCGGCTTTAAAAATAAATACCAAAACATTGATAATGTCATAGTTGGCTCATCTCATTTAGAGAATAAAGACTTAAAAGTTTATATAGATACCCGAGAGCAGTTGCCTTTGAAGTTCAACATACCCGCAGAAAGTAAGGGCTTAAAATTTGGAGACTATGCTTTAAGCGATAAAAGCCTCACCTGCAACTGTTATATAGAAAGAAAATCATTAGCTGATTTTATATCAACCATTAGCGTGCAAAACTATGATAGGTTTTGTAGGGAGATTGAAAGAGCGGCGGAAAATGATGCAAATTTGATAATCGTAGTAGAAGAGTCTTTAACAAACGCTTTATCATTCCCATTTTTGCCTCACATATCCAAAAAAATTAGAGTAACACCAGAATTTATTTTCCACCAAGTGCGAGACATGATCCAAAAGTATGATCATATACAATTTTTATTTGTTAAAGGTAGAAAAGAGTCGGTCAGGGTTATAGAAAAGATATTTTTTAGTGATTGTGTTTATAAAAAAATTGACTTACAATTGGCTTACGATAAAAAAATTCTATAAGGCATGGATTACATTTTTCACAACAAATATAAAAATGCAGAACCATTTCCTCATGCTGTAGTGAACAATTTTTTCAACACAAGGGATTTAAAAGACTGCGCCTTGGCAATAGAAAATAATTTAAATAATTTAAAATGGAAGCAGCAGTCGAGGGTTTCTAACGATCAAGTAAATAAAAGGTGGATAGAAAATGTAGTAGATATGCCTAAAGAAGTTCAAAAAATCTTGTGGCAATTACACAGCGTTGAGTTTTTGAATTTTTTAAAAGATTTAACAGGAATAAAAGGTATAATTGATGACCCCTCGAATATAGGAGGGGGAATACATTGCACATCTCGCGGGGGCAAATTAAACGTACATCAGGACTTTGATTATAATCCAGAGACTTCATTATGTAGGCAAATTAATGTTTTAGTTTTTTTAAATGAAAATTGGATGTCGGATTGGAAAGGTGACTTAGAGCTATGGGATAAAAATTTAAAACAAAAACAGGTATCTATAAAACCTGATTTTAATACTATGGTTATTTTTAATACCGCCAATAATGCTTTACATGGATGTCCAGAGCCCTTGCAATGCCCGCCTGAAAGACATAGAATTTCTTTAGCCACTTATTATTATACCCATAACGATAAAAGTGATTTTGAAAATTTAAGTCCTTATGCAAAGTTTTACGAAACGTGATATATGTGGTATTGCCCTGAAAAATATAAAAAAGACCTTCCCGATATAAATTCGGAGCTTTTAAAATTAGAAGGAATCTTAGAGGACAAAGAAGCTAAAATTTCATTAGCTAAATTTCTATCTTCTAACTTGGGTGTCACGACAGAGCTCATATCAGGAATTAAGCTCGCTCCTTTTCAAGAGATAACATTAAAGGGGATGATGAATCGTAACTTCTCCATGTGCGTTTGGGGTCGTGGCTGTGGAAAAACTTTCATTGCTTCTGTATTTTGCTTTTTACAATGCATATTTAATCCTGGTACAAAAATTTTAATAGCTGGACCAACTTTCCGTACCGCTAGATTTATATTTAATAATTTAGAAAAATTAGTACAATCAAAAGGTGCGGAGTTATTACAGCAAGCTTTCGCTACGAAGCCATCTAAAAGAAATGATCAATTCGAGTGGTCAATTAATGGAGGCACAATTACCGCCATACCCTTGAACGGGGAAAAGATTCGTGGTTTTAGAGCTAATATTTTATTGCTTGATGAGTTTTTATTATTACCTGAAGAACTAATTAATACCGTTCTTATGCCTTTCTTGGTAGCACCACAAAACATGAAAGAAAGGTTAGAAGTTCGATCTATGGAGGATGAGCTTATTAAAAAGGGTAAAATGAAAGAAGAGGATAGAATGCAATTTGAAAATAATTCTAAAATGATAGCATTATCTTCAGCTTCTTATACTTTTGAAAATTTATATAAAACTTACAGGGAGTGGACTAATAGAATATACTCGGATGATATTGGGGATGCTACTTATTTTATCTCGCAAATGGGGTATGAGGCATTACCCGAAGAAATGATAGATAAGACGGTCATCGAAGAAGCTCAAGAAGGTGGCGCTTCTCACTCATCTTTTTTGAGAGAATATTGCGCTCAATTCACGGACGGTTCAGATTCTTATTTTAGCGCAAAGAAAATGCACGAATGCACTATTCCTGACGGGGATAGTCCTACTACTTTAATAAAAGGTAAATCAGATCAAAAGTATATATTGGGAATTGACCCTTCTTTCTCAAATAGTCCAAGCTCTGACTTTTTTGCAATGTCTCTACTAGAGTTAGATGAAAGTACTGGGGAAGGAACTTTGGTGCATAGCTATGCCGTTGCAGGGGGAGACTTAAAAGATCACATAAATTACTTATATTATTTATATACTAATTTTAATGTAGAGCTAATCGTTATAGATAATGCAGGTTATCAATTTTTAGATAGTTGTAACGAGTCTGAAAATTTTGTAAATGCTGGAATTAATTTAAAATTTTTAGATTTTGATGCAGCAAAAGAGGGGCAAGATTATCAAAAAGAAATTAGAAGGTTTAAAAGAGACTTAAACAAGAGCGATCATAGGATTTGTTTTAAGCAGAATTTTACTAGTGATTTTTTGAGAAAAGCAAACGAGCACCTTCAGGCTGCGATAGATCATAAAAAAATATGGTTTGCTTCTAGAACTACTGCAAATGGTTCAATGTTTGATAAACAATCAAATTATAATATAAATCTAAAATTAGTTGGCGAAAAAAACATCGGAGAATTTATAGAAAACCAAGACACTTTAGTATATTCCACAAAAAAGCAATGCGCTTTAGTAGAGGTAAAAAGCACCGCGAAAGGCACTCAAACCTTTGATTTACCGCAACATTTAAAAAGAAGTACTTCGCCCCATAGAGCTCGTAAAGATAATTATACGACTTTAATGCTGGCGAACTGGGGTCTTAGATGCTACAATGACAGCAAGAATACTAACGAAAATGAAATAAATTCTACCTTTTTGCCGCAAATGTTCCGTTAGAAGTGTATTAATTTAATAATCATGAGCCAGCAACCTAAAAAGAGTAAGCCAAGAAAAAGTGCAAAAGCTTCAAAGTCCACAGCTAGAGCAGCGAAAAAAATTACCGCTAAAGCTTCCGAGCAGGATACTACTCCTTTTATGGCCTATGAATCTAACGCTAATATAAACAGCGGGGTAACAAGCACTCGTAGAAATAAAGCGTCAGTCATTAATCGCACGGATAAATACATTAATATTTCCGATGGTCTTGTGCCATTTAAATATTCTTATGAATATGGGAATAGTGGGGCTAAAAGTTTAGATGTTAGAGATGCTGTTATTCTTTGTCAAAAAGCTTATTATAATTTTTCTCAATTTAGAAATGTCATTGATTTAATGACTGAATTCTCTCTGGGGAATATTTATTTTCGTGGAGCGAGCAAAAAATCGAGAAGCTTTTTTGAAGCGCTTTTTAATAAGTTAAATATATGGGATTTTCAAGACCAATTTTTCAGAGAATATTATCGTTCAGGTAATGTTTTTGTTTATAGGTTTGATGCAACCCTGAGTAGTCAAGAGATTTCTAAAATAACACAAACTTTTGGCAGTGGGCTCTCCTCGGCTTTAAGTTCTAGTAACAAAATTCCTAGTTCTTACATGTTAGTAAATCCCGCTGACATTAGAATGACAGGAACATTAGCTTTTAATAATCCCATTTATTATAAAATGGTAACAAATTATGAGCTTGAAAGATTAAAAAATCGAGAAACTGAAGAAGATGCACAGGTTTATGATTCTCTGCCTGAAAATGTAAAAAAACAGATAGACACAACTAGAAGTGCGGCGGTAAGAATTCCTTTGGATATAGATAAGATAGTAGCCGTTTTTTATAAAAAGCAAGCATATGAGCCTTTTGCTGTTCCGATGGGCTACCCTGTTTTAGCTGACATAAGCTTTAAGGATGAGTTGAAAAAAATGGACATGGCCATTGGTCGGTGTATGCAACAGGCTATCCTTTTAGTTACAATGGGAACTGATCCTGAAAAGGGTGGTATAAACCAGCGTAATCTTCAGGCTATGCAAGACCTTTTTCAAAACGAATCTGTTGGTAGGGTTTTAATAGCGGATTATACCACTAAAGCTGAATTTGTAGTGCCTAGAATCGCAGAGTTAATGGACCCTAAAAAATATGAAATTTTTGATAGAGATATCAATAATGGTTTAAATAATATTTTAGTGGGTGGAGAAAAATTTTCAAATCAAGAAAGTAAAGTAAAAGTTTTTGTTTCCCGTTTAGAGCAAGGGAGACAAGCTTTTCTTAATAACTTTTTAATACCTGAAATAAAAAGAATTTCTAAAAATTTAGGATTTAAAAATTATCCAGTTCCTTATTTTGACGAGATTTCTTTACAGGATAGCGTATTAAAGGATAGGATTTATTCTCGCTTATTAGAACTGGGCATTCTTACACCAGAGGAAACAATTACTGCTTTAGATACGGGTAGATTGCCTGATAAGGAAACTTCATTAGAAAACCAAAGAGAATATTTAAAACTTAGAAATGAGGGTCTTTATACCCCTTTGGTTGGGGGTAGTCCTCTGGCCAAGACGGGTAAAGCTGAAGACAATAAAAAACAAAAATCTTTACCAAAAGACGCTGGAAGACCTGATGGAACTTCTGGTATACCTCAAGAAAACAAGAAAATTTCTCCAGTGGGACAGGGGGAAAGTTCAGCTAATTACAGTTTAGATAAAGTTAAAGACAATATAATATTAGCTCAAAAGCTAGAAACCTCGGTAGCTTCTGAGTTAAGAAAAATGCATAAGGTCAAAAGATTAAATGCTACTCAAAAAGATGTTGCGGTAAAAATATCTGAGACTATCATTGCAAATGAAACTCCTGAAGTGTGGCAAAAAAGTATTAAAAAATACTGTAAAAAACCCATAGATCATAATTGCGAAAGAGTAGAGTTGGTTAGAGAAATAGCCGCAAAACATCAGGTAGATTTTTATCTAGCAAGTATACTGGCTTCGAGTTTAAAAATAGAAAAAGAATAATATGAGCGACAACGACCAGAAAGACATGGAAGAGAATCACATTAAGTCGGTGGGTTATGGAGAAGTCCCTACTGACATTATAATGCCTGACATTTTAATCCCCCCTCCCCAAAAAGACGAAACTAAAAAGGTTATAGAGGATGAGGTGGATGTTGCTTTTAATTTTGCTTTTTTAGGAGCAGGTCAAGGTGGCTCTAGGATCGCTGAAAATTTTCATAAATTAGGATATAGAAGAACGGCTGTAATTAATACGGCTCAACAAGATTTAAATTCTATTGATCTAGAAAATAAATTGTGCTTTGGCGAGGGTGGAGCAGGTAAAGCTCCAGAAGTAGCTACTCAAGCCTATCAAGAAAAAAGCGAAGATATTTCTGATTTTATCAAACGCTCATTTGGAGATAATGTAGACAAAATATTTGTATGTGCTGGAGCGGGAGGGGGAACTGGCGCTGGGTCGGTAGTGCCCGCTGTCAGATCAGCCGTTGAAGTGCAAGCTTCTTCAGGCTCCTCGAAGAAAGTTGGAGTTATTCTCGCTTTACCAAAAGCTTCTGAGGGTAAAAGAGTTAATGCTAATGCAGCGAATACTTTAAATCAAGTTTATGATTTAGTAGAGCAAGATATTGTTTCTCCACTTATCTTAATTGATAATGAAAAGATTGGAGAGCTTTATCCTAATTTGGTAGTATCTGAATTTTGGAACGTTGCCAATCAAAGTATGGCAGGTTTATTTCATTTATTTAATCACACAGCCGCTAAGGATAGCACATATTCCTCTTTCGACTCAAATGATTACAAACAAGTTTTAGACTCTGGTTTAATTGTTTTTGGAGCTTCTCCTGTTTCAGAGTGGAAGGACTCAATTAGTATCGCTCGTGCCGTAAGGGAAAACTTAAGAAACAACTTGCTTTCAGGAGGAATTGATTTAAGCACTGGAAATTCCGCTGCCGCAATTATAATTGGCGGAACCGAGCAATTAAACAGTATCCCTCAAAGCTATTTGGATCAAGCATTTGATCAGCTTTCCAAAATGATGAGACCTAATAGTGTGGTTCATCGTGGAATTTACAGCGGGGATAAACCCGTATTAAACGTTTTCTCTGCGATTGGAGGGTTAGCTAGACCCCAAGAGAAAATAAGTCAACTAAATAAATTGGGTGACTTACCTTAATAAAAAGTGTATAATAAATATTATGGCAGCAAATAAAAATAATAATGATCCCAAACCAGGTTGGAAAAGCACCGAGTTCTGGGTCACAGTCGTAGTCGCTTTAGCATCTTTAGCTTGGGGCGCGGGTATCGTAGACCCAGCAGGGGATTCGGGCGCTGATAAAACTTTTGGTTTCGTATGCTCTGCTCTTAGTGCGCTGGGATATACCGTTTCCAGAGGTTTAGCTAAAAAAAAAGCATAACTAACTAATGCTTGCCTCTCTGTTAAAGGCTGTTTTAGATTGGTTAACAGGGTTAGCCCGTGAAGATACTAAAGCGGGGGATGCTGATACCACACCTAAAAGCCTTAAAGATAAATGGCGTAAACGTATACAGGAACAAGAACAAAAGTCAAAAAATGAAAAAGATAGCAATTCTGATTCTAATTAGCTTATTGTTAATGGGTTGCGGATCGACTCGCGTGGTGTTTGTTGACACTCAATCAAACTTAGTGAGAATCGGGCCTGAGTTTCCTGCTGGAAAAGTTTACATCTTGAAAGACGGGGAGTGGATTCTCTCCAAAAATAAAGTCAAGTTGCCAGAAGGGTGGTATGCAGGAGGTCTTCCTACTGACGACTAATTAATATTAATAATAATTAACACGGAGAAACCCTTCTGGGTTTCTCTTTTTTTTGTGTATCTATTAAAGATATGAAGACTTTTTCTTTCCATGATATAGATAATATACTCAAAAGAAAAGAGTCATATTATAGAGGTCTCTCAAAAGGCTCTCATCATGATAAAAAAGTAGCTACTTATGCATTGCAAATGATAAGTTCTCTTAGAAGAGATTTTGAAAAATCTTATCAAGAAAAGTAATTTTTTACTTCTCATTTAAGCAAAATAAGTTTAATATTAGTACACCCTTCAGTTAAGGGTATAAAGTTATGAAGACTAATATTATTAAAGTAATGTTGATTGGTGCAACCGCTACCTTTTTGGGCATGGGTTGTGCTTTGAGTGAAAAGCTGCCGTCTGTCACCCTTGGTGGAGCGGCTAACAAGGACGCTGTATTGGATGCCGAGATCGGTAAAGCTGGCGTATCAGTCACAGCGCCTCTTGTAAATGTAGACGTACCATTTCCAACAGTGGACGTAAAAGACGGCAAGAAGAAGTAATTTCTCGCCTCGGCTACCCAACTCAACCGTACCTCGAAAGGGGTACGGTTATTTTTTTTGAAAAAATATTTGATTTTTATTATAAATATTACTAATTTTAAGTGTATAATTTATTACTAATGAAAGGGATTGAATACGAATTAGACTCATCTAACGAAGATTTTGATAAAAATCTATCGTGGAAAGAATCCCTTCAAAGACTTCAGGATGATGAAGCTGTCGATTTTTCAGTAAAAGTTATTGAAGCTTTACAGAAAAAAATGCGGGAACATAATTCTCTTAGTTCTAATAAAGTAACTTTAAAGCAGCTTAAAAAAGTTTATAGACGGGCTGCTGGAAATGTTTTCGCTGATGTACCAGAAGTAAAAGATAATAAGGGCAAATGGGCAATGGCGCGAGTGAATATGTACTTGCGAATTTTAAATGGAGAGCCTTTACCAAGGGAGACTTACTCATCAATTAACTTTGATTATGTAGATAATGATATTGATTTAATTGATTGCGTTATTCCTAGCGAGAAAGATTTTTTGCAAGCATCTGAAGATATAGAAAGATTCAATCTAAATCATAAATTTAATGATGTTAATGATTTATACTTGGATGATGAAGATAATCAAAGCTTGGACTGCTTTATAGATTAAATTATGAAAAACTTCGAACACGAATGTAATGGTAAAGCTGCTGATGCACCTTTAGAAGTTCAATCCAAATGTGGCAATTGTAATTGCCCCGAAGAAGATATAACGGATGTTCCTTGCGATTGTTCTTGTCACGGTAATTAATTTTATTATATAGGAGATTATAAATATGTCAGCAGCAGGATCATTTAGAGCAGACGGGTTACCTAATAGCGCTGAATACGCAACGGTAACGGGTGATATTTCAGCGGGAATTCAAGCCATTAGTACAGACGGTGGCAATTTATCTGTTAATATAACGGATATAGTTGTTAGTAAAAATACTGATGGAGATTTTACTTTTTTCGATGGAACTACGGGTAACGGATCACAGGTTTTAAAATTGTTTGTAAAAGCTAGTGATAACGGTAATTCTACTGATGTAATTAATTTTACCCAAGCTTTGAAAATTAGACACAACGCTGGTCTTTACGTGTTATGTGATCAAGCTGACACTGATTACTCTTTGCTTATAAATTACTATACTTCTAATACTAGATAAAAATTTAATCATGAAAGAACATAAATTTACTTCTATTTTTAGTTCTGAAATTAAGCCTTTAGTTTCAGAGGAAAAAGATAAGTACCTAGCTATGGCTAGTTTAGTGGAGGTCGGGGAATTTGTTCCTGATGTTGACACTAAAAAAAATGTAGACCTTTTACCAGTTGCTTTTAACGCATGTGTTATTAATAGGGTAAATAAAAATGGTGACGTGGTAGATACCCCCACTGCTATAGCCATGTACAAAGATTTTATCAATAAGCCAATTAACATTGAACATAATAGAGATAGAGTCGTCGGGGTTATTCTTGCTACTGGTTTCAGTGAATTTGGGACCGATAAGCCTCTTACTGAAGATGAAGTTAAAGATTTAAAAGGCCCGTTTAATATTACTTTAGGCGGCGTTGTATGGAAAGTCGTTAACAATAGACTTTCGGATATAATAGAGAATGCTAGTGATCCCACTAGCGATGATTATTTAAAAATTTCTGCAAGTTGGGAATTAGGTTTTAGTGAATATAATATTATTCTTTCTGCTAATGGGGAGAAAAATATTGAAAATGCTGAAGTTGTTACCGATGTAGAAAAACTAGAAGAATTAAAATCTTCTTTAAAAGGCTTTGGCGGGTCTGGAATGCTAGAGAGTGGCGCTGGGGTTTACAGACAGGTTGTAAATGACGTGGTTCCTTTAGGAATTGGTTTAACAGAAAACCCTGCTGCGGATGTAGTTGGTGTAGCTGTAAAGGTCAAAGAAAAACAGGAAATCGTCAAAGAAGAAAATAAATCATCAAAAACGGAAGAAAATAGTTCTCAAATTGAAGAAAAAAATGTAACAAATCATAAGGAAGTAACAGTTATGGACAAACTAACCGATATTAAACAAATAACGGATGAGTCCCTTAAAGCAGGAGAAGTGCAAGCTTCTGTTATTACGGATTTCATCGAGAACCAGCTTCAAGAAGCCTCGGAGAAATTCGTGGAGGAGAAGCAAGAAGTAGAAACCAAGCTTAAAGCCGCCGAGGAGGCTCAAGTTACAATGACTTCAGATTTTGAAGCCATGAAAAAAGAACTTGAAGAAATCAAGGAGGCTCAAGCTGCTAAGGCTGCTGAAGATTTATTCAATCAGCGCATGGCTGCTTTCGATGCGGAATACGAGTTGGATGACGAGCATCGTTCTATTATCGCTTCTGACATCAAAGACATGAATGAAGAAGATTTCGATTCTTATGCTAAGAAAATGGAAGTACTCTTGAGTCGTCAAAAATATGGCGGTAACAAGGGCGACATTCCTGACGCTGACCGTAAGAAAGATGGTCACCACGGTAGAGGTCCAAAACGTAAAGAGACCGCTAAAGAAGAGGGTGAAGAAGACTTCAAAAAAGACATGAAGGCAACTGAAGAAACTACCGAAGAGGTGGCTGAAGAAGTTGTTGCTTCCGTTGAGGAAACTCAAGAAGCTGCTAAAGTCTTGGACGAAGCCTTAGAAAACGCTGACATTGACAATTCTCAGATTCCTGCCACGAGCGAGGCTTCCGAGGCCACACTGTCAGAGAAATATCAACAAGCTTTCAATTTAGACAAGTTCGAAATTGATTATTAATAATCCAAATTAAGGAAATAAAATATTATGGCTAGTAAATTATTACCATTTAGGGATTACGACGAACACGAAGTAATCAACCTATTCAAATACAGCGGGACTATTCCCGTGGATCAAGGTACAATCGTTAGCGTTAAAAACGGTTGGAACCAGAGTCAAGAGACTGAGCTTCTTGGTGCTGTAGGTAAATCCTATAGTAACACTGTAAGTGATCGTTACGGAGTAGCAGCTAGTGTTACCGCTACCGCTACAGGTGATGCTAATCCTCTTGGAATGCTTCTTCACAGCGTTAAGGAAGAAGATGAAAACGGAGAGAAACTTATCTACAATCCTCGTAAGGTTGCTGAGATGGAAGTTGTTCTCAGTGGTCAGGCAGTTCCGATTGTATCGAGAGGTGTCTTCTTGTACAGTGGTAGCACTATTCAGGGCCAAACAGTTACTGCGGGTCAGAAGCTGTACGCTGCTGACGGATTGTTAACCACTGGTTTAGGAGCAGGTCAGGTTGCAGTTGCACAAGCCCTTGGCAGTGTAGACTCTACCTATAACTCAATCCTTATCAAGTTGGAACTCTAAATTATAAGGAATAAATTATCATGAGATTAAAGTTAAAAAATACCCCAGAACAGGTTGAGCTCATCAAGGCGATGGGTTCCAAAGACCCTGCGGTTGCTCGTGAAGCTTCGGAAGCGTTTGCAGCTTTTCTCGGACCAGTGGTTCGTCAAGTGTTGATGCAAGCTAATACTTCTGCTGGCATTTACACTGATGCACCGTTTGATGAAGACGACAATCCTAGCTACCCCTTGGACCTTTATTATAATGAAGGCGCTAACGTAGTTCAGGTCTGGAGCCAAAACATGGCTGGTGGCCTTCCCACCTCTCACGTTTCGGGCTTAGAAGAAATGAAAATTGCGACTTATCGTTTGGATAGTGCTGTTAGCATGAACAAGCGTTATGCTCGTAAGGCTCGTTTAGATGTAGTAAGCAAAGCTGTCGAGAGAATGGCTAACGAGGTTCTCGTTAAGCAGGATCGTAACGCTTGGGCTGTTATCCTTAAAGCTCTTGCTGAAGCTGAAACTGGTGGCAATAAGCACCTGCTTACATCCCAAAGCACTCCTGGTACTTCGCCAGCCGTTTCCCAGTTCGTTCTTGAAGACTTGAACGACTGTATGCAGCGTTTGGCTCGTATCAACGAGTCTTATGCTGGTGGTACTCCCGCCGAGGCTTACAGTAAGGGTCTTACTGACCTTTACGTTTCGCCCAAGGTAATGGCTGACATTCGTGCGTTTTCTTACAACGCTGTTGGAGGCTCTACCGCTGGCCAAGCTGTTACTGATCTTCCTGATCAGATTCGTTCCGATATCTATCGTGCTGCGGGTGCTGGCTCCATCTTTGGAGTTAACATTCACCAGTTGTTAGAATTGGGTCCGAGCGAGAAGTATCAAACCCTTCTTAACAGCTTCACTGGCTCCACTCAGTACCCAACTATTGATGGAACTACAGGCGCTGCTTATGTGGTTGATGCTGACGATTCCACAATCATTGGCATCGATAATAGCAAGGGCGCATTTGTTCGTCCTGTGGCTCGTGGCGAAGGTGGCGAAACCTTCACCGCAGTTCCCGACGATCAGTTCTATGCTGCTCGTATGGAGAAGATGGGCTTCTACGGCTTCTTGGAAGAGGGTCGTGTTTGCTTGGATGCTCGTGCCATTGTTGGTATCAACTTGAGAGACGACGACTAATTCTTAAGTTAAGAAATCACAAACCCCGCCTTCGGGCGGGGTTTTTTTTGTTGCTTTTACCATAAGTAAGATGTATAATTAAATTAATATGCCGAGAAAAAAGACAAGCGCTAAAAAAGCTACTAAAGTGGAGAATATGTCTCAAACTCACGGAAAAGTAGAAAAACCTCTTTATACTACTTTAGAGCAGATTTGGGGTGATACAGGTATTACTAGATATGGTACTTTTGATGAGGATGAATATGCGGAAGAGTTAAGAAATATGACTAAATCCGACATTCAAGCTCACGCTAATAAAATAGGACTAGTCCCTATCGATAATAGAGTAGAATTAACCAAAAGGCTGATGAAAGAATTTGTTTACCATAAAAGTAGATATTCTACTATTCCTGCCGATATTCAGGTCAATAATATTGAAGCTAATTTAAGCCCTGAAGTTAGAAAAATTCTCAATGAGGGTAAATAAAATTTTCTATTAATCACATAAAAAGTGTAATAAATGGTGTATGGCGACCACTTATGACTTTAATATTACGCAAGGCGCGGAATTTAGTACAACTTTCGAAGTAAAGAATGCTGGAGGCACGCCTTATAATTTAAGCGGAGATAACGGCTATAAATTAAGTGGAGTAGCTAAAGTTAATTATGGCGACTCTAATGCTCTTATCGACTTAAATCCTTCTGGAGTCGATGGGTTTTTAACCAGTGGTAGATTCAACGTCACTCTTTACGCTTCTCAAACACAAGATTTACCAGTATGCCAAGGCGTTTATGGAATAGAAATATATAGCGGGTCTGGCACACAGCAGTTTGTTGAAAAAGCAGTAAACGGTAAGTTTAATGTATTCCCAGAGGTTACTAATGCGGGAGTAACCTTACCTTAAGGTAATTAAAGATGGCTGTTGTAGAAGTTATAACGGGTGGATCAGGCGATACCGTAAACACTAGTACGGGAGGTTCTGGTAATGTAACAGTAACGGCGGGGTCTCAGGGAGCTCAAGGACCACAAGGCGTTCAAGGAGTTCAAGGGCCATCTGATGGTGATCAAGGTGCTCAAGGTTTTCAAGGTTTTCAAGGCTTGCAAGGTGTTCAGGGGCCGTCAGATGGAGATCAGGGCGCACAAGGTAACCAAGGGGCACAAGGGAATCAAGGTAATCAGGGCGCTGCTGGAGCTCAGGGTGATCAAGGCTCTCAAGGCGTACAAGGTATTCAGGGTATTGGTGGCGGAAGTTTAGATTATTGTAATTTAAATAAATCATCGGCTACTGAAGATATTAATGTATCTTACGCTAATAGAGTTTCTATTGGTTTTGATAATACGGTTTTTAAAGCTGGAATATTTACCCACTCTACCAGCACTAATAATGGAAGGGTAACCGTAACAGCCGCTGGCAATTTTCAAGTAAATGTTACGATTGGATTTGATAACTCAGGTTCTAATAGGGCTTCTCCAAGAGCATCAATTTTTAAGAACGGTTCAGAGATAACTCAAACTAGATGTTCCTCATACAGTAGGGGTAGTAGTTATGGCGATGAAAAAACTTTGCAGATCAATACAAATCTTCAGCTTTCCGCCGATGATTATATTGAAGTATTTGCATGGATGGATGATGCGGATGGTTCAAATTCTGTAGATACAATCACTAGTGAATGTGAATTTGTAATTACAAGATTTGCGGGCGCGGCTGCGGCATCAGGTGCTCAAGGGTTCCAAGGTTTTCAGGGGCATCAAGGCTTGCAAGGTTCTGTAGGTACTCAAGGGGCGCAAGGATCGCAAGGTTTTACTGGCCAACAAGGTTCTGCGGGTGCTCAAGGAAGGCAAGGTGTTCAGGGAACTCAAGGTGTTCAGGGCAATGATGGTAACTTCGGTGGGGTTACTTTTGAGTACGATTTTAATACGGACACGGCTGACTCTGATCCTGGTGCAGGAAAGTTAAAATTAAATAACGCTACCCAGCGAAGTGCCACAGTTTTATATATTGATGACACGGATGTAAATGGCTCGGATATCCAAAGCTACATGCGTACAATCGATGACTCTACCTCTACTATCAAGGGGCACTTTAAAATTTCAAACAAGTTAGATAGTTCTCAATTTTTACTTTTTACAATTTCCAGCTTAACGGAAAACTCTGGATATTTTTCTATAGTTATATCTAACGTTGATTTTTCTGCTTCCAACCCTTTCTCCAGTGATGAAGATATAGTTATTACTTTCGCTCGAACTGGCGATAAAGGGGATACTGGAGCTCAAGGGGCTACGGGAAATCAAGGAAGCGCTGGGGCTCAAGGTAACCAAGGGGCGGCAGGTGCTCAAGGCAACCAAGGCAACCAAGGCAACCAAGGTAACCAAGGTAATCAAGGAGCTACAGGAAGTGGCGCTCAAGGTGATCGAGGTTTCCAAGGCTTCCAAGGTTTTCAAGGTTTTCAAGGTGTTCAAGGCGCAGCGGGTGCTCAAGGAAGGCAAGGTGTTCAGGGAACTCAAGGTG